TTTCCCCTGTTACTTTCCTGCCGCCCGTATATGCAGTTTCACCTTCCAGGATATGCCCTGCACCAGCGGTGGCATCACTGGATATTTTTCTTATATTTGCCGCCATAGTGCTGTATGCAGCACCGCTGGCTGTAGCCTGGTTCATGGCAGTGATGGCAGCGGCTACGGCTGTCTTGCCATCACTGGCAGATTTTTTTACTTCTGCAAGTTCTTTGTAAATATCGTGTGCCAGTGTTCCCTCAATGTCCCTGTTTGCCTGCCTTGCATCAAGCACATTCCCTTCTTCTGCTATTTCCTTGCTGTTTGCAACATGTACTTCCTTTTTGCCTGCGTCAAACCACGGCATCAGATACCACCACCTTTACATATATGTCTTTTTTCTGTGCTTCAAATGTTACTGTTATACTGTCCTCTTCCACTGTTATGCCTTCATAGTTTACATCTGGCACACTTGCTTCAATTCTTATTTTACTGTTTTCAATAATGCTTCCAGGGTCAAAATTAAATACAGCACTTGTCTGTCCTGCTGTAAGCATTTCTATTTTTTCACTTTTGCATATGGTATCTTTTAGTCTTAAATCATTATCCAATAACTGCTTCGTAGTAACATTTACATTATCTGCATGTCCTGGATCGCCTTCCTCCAGAACCTGTATAGTATCTGAAAATACAGGGCTGCTGTTTGTATATTCCTTCATAATATCCCCTTTCCACAGGCTTAGAAAATATCATCAAGAGTGTATGTCTGTTCAACATCACTGTCCTTGCCTTTACGCATAAAAGTTTTAATGCAGACAATATCCCCGTCTTCATCATACAGCCCTATCTCGCTTATTTCCTCCCCTGCAAGCTCTGAAAACGACAATGTACATACATACCTGCATGTAGTGTCCTCTGGATAACTGTGGCTTTCTATTTCCTTTCGGAATATTTCACTGGAAAGTTCTGCCTGAGTCTCCGCAGGCGGTATTACTGTGCCATCTGCATCCACGCCACCATTGCCAAATGCCATCCCTGCAATCTTTGGCAGTGTTAAATCCCCTGCCCTTGCTTTTACAAGCTTTTCCCTTGCCTTCTTTGTGATGACTACGTTTTTATTTTTCTCTTCAACACTTTCTGTCCCCATTATTCTGTTTCCTCCTTGTGAATAGAATTAAATTTCCTGCTGCCATCCATTTTAACAGAACCATCAAGCAGCCAGTAATCTTTGCTTCCGCTTTCTTTTTTTGTAATAACTGCGTTTTTATTATTTTCTTCAATGTTTTCTGTCCCCATTATTCCGTTTCCTTCCTGTAAATAGAATTAAATTTCCTGCTGCCGTCCATTTTAACTGAACCGTCAAACAGCCAGTAATCCCTGCTTTTTGTTTCAACAGAAAAATTCCCTGCCTTTTCTTTCCTGGAGTTTACAAGCATATGGTACTGTGAGGAAGCTTCTGTTCCACATTTTAAAGGGACAGAAACCTTTCCTGTAAAACTGGCTTCTGTTCCTGTATTTACATATTGCCTGCCTTTTATGCGTACACAAGGCAGGCTTATTTTCTTACTGCCTGTAATTTTAAACCTGTGCCCCTGTGTAACCACAGCCCTGTAATCCAGCCCCCTGGCACTGTAATGGTTCATAAGCAGTGCCCTGCATTTTCCAGATAACTTTATATGTAACTTATATCCTGTATAAAGGTTTTTATCCTGGTTTGATATTATTTTAATGCCATGCATTACCAGGATGCCAAGGCCATAACGCCTGGCTTTGCCAAATACCTGGCTTCCGTCAAACAGCCATGTGCCATCAAATACAAAACCGCCCCAGAAAGGTATTGTAAACCTCTGGTTTATATCCCTGAATAAAAACCTTTCCAGGTTACTGCTGTCAATAACAGCCTGTATTAAATCTTCGATTGTGTATATTGTATGTGACTGTTTCAGTTTATCCAGTACCGCAGATACAGCAGCAACATCCAGTGTTCTTTCTGTTACAAATGTAGCTTTGAAAATATTAGGATGCCCTGGCATAAAGCCAAGTCCCCCTGGGTCGTGGCAGTCTGCTATATGTGTTTCTATGCCAAGGACTTTTCCAATATATAACTCCATCTTATATGGTGTCATAGGGGCTTTAAAATCACGCCTCTGGTATATAAGTTTTCTTCTTTCTCCATATCTCAGGTTATATTTTACTGGAAGCTGCCATTTCTGTTCATGGTACACCAGCCCCCACGTGGCTGTTTCTGGGAAAAACTGCAAAGGAAGTTCCCCAAGTATGCTTTCTGCCTCGTCCCATTCCAGCCCTTCCACCTGCAGAAGCCATTTCATTACATAGGAATCCTGGTAAAACCCTTCCGATATGGAATGGAGCATATCCACTGCCGCCCTGCTTGTCGGGAATTTTTCTATGTCAAACTTTTCCATGCTTCCTCCTGGATGAAATCACATATGCCTGTTTCTGGGTATTCCCCGCTCTCCAAAGGGATGTTTTCTGTTGTCCCGTTCATAAGGAAAACCTTGAAATCTTCAACACCACCAATATTCACAATTAAAGACCTTGCTTTGTTATACCTTAATATGCCTTCTGCCCTGGCTTCTTCATATATCTTTTTTAATGCTTCTTCAAAATTCTTTTTTATTTCCCCTGTATTTGTTGAAGCATCAAACTGCAGGCCGCTGCATGAATAATTTACAGTAACAGTTGTGGCAGGGACACATATTAATTTTGCACATGCTGTAGGAAGCAGGCGTTGTGTCCTGTCAGATGGCGAAACAATATAATTGTACACTTCTTCTGTTAATTTCTGGCTGGCAGGCTGGCCGTTCTGGTCAACCAGCACCAGCTTTACTGTCCCTGGCCCGTCTGCGGCAGGGCTGACAATACAGTCCCCAGCACCAGCTTCCTGTGCCCAGCGCTTATAGTCACCGTCATTCCCAAGGTATGTCCTGCTGTTTTCATATTCTGCTGCAATCCTGTCATAATAACTGTCGTCACTTTCATCAGATGTGCCCCCTGTTATTGCCAGCGGGTTTGTTATCCCTGTAACACCGTCAAGCGGTTCATCCATGATTGTGACAGCACCAGCTTTTACATTGGATGCGGCACCAGCCTCAACAGCCGTCACACTGGCACTGGCAGTACCATTTTCCCCTATGGTGCAGATGGTATCTGTGGCAAACCCAATGGCTGGCAGGCTGCCTGTTGCAGGTCAAGCCAGTCCTCCCATGCAAACTGTGGGAACGCAAGCATCAGTGCCCTTTCCAGGTGGAAGTTTACCAGTTCTGATTTTTCTATAGCTGATGGCATTGTTAAATCATACGGGAAGCCCCCAGGTGTGCTGTCTATGTCATCTGGAAGGTTTGCCATCATCCTTTCATGTATGTCCTCTGCTGAACAGCTGTCCATGAAATCTGGCTGTATAAATTCTGGCTGTGGCATAATAAACACCCCCTAAACTGATATCTGTACTGTTTCATCCCATCCTGTGCCTTTTACCTGGAATTTACAGTAAACTGTGCTGCCTTCCCATATAAATTCAAAACCAGAAACCGATTCTGTGCGCGGGTTAACCATAAGTGCTTCTGTGTATGTCCTCTGCAGCATTGACTCCACTGTTTCCCTGTCGTCCTCTTCTGCAATCCCTTCTGTTTCCACACCTAAATCACAGCCAGCCACTGTTTCCATATATGCCATGTGGCTGCCACGTTCTGTCTGCACCATTTTATAACACCATATGGCAAATGCCCCATACCCGTCTGCCTCTGCAATACGCCCTGTGCTGTCACGTACAAAATCCCCTGTTTCCTGGTCCCATTCCATGCTGCGTTTATACCCTGTATCATATTCTTCCCCGCTGCTGTCACCAGTGCTGCTTTCTTCTAATTCCAGGCTGTCTTCCAGGAAAAGCCCTCCTGCCATAAACAATGCACCCCCTTAACATGCAAGCACACCAACAACTACAGGCTCATCACCTGCCCATGCTACAAGCACCCTTGTTTCCATGCCTTCTTTAATTACAGCTTTGTTATTGCAGCCCTGGCTTCCGCCACAGCAGCTGCCATCTTTAACAGGGCACTGGCAGTTACAGCCGCTGCAGACACAGTGGGCAAGGACAGAATAATCTTCCCTGCTGATATTCAGCTGCAGTGTATCTGTAATAAGGTTCCCGTTACTTTTCACTGTCCCTAAATCAAGCACCAGGTTCTTATCTGAACGTTTAGTTATTTCTTTTAAAATAACTGCTGCAAGTTTTTCTGCCCCTTTCTTTGTGTCCATGCCCTGCTGTTTCCTTTCCAAAATGCTTCCTCCCTTACTTAAAGCTGCCACTGTCCACCCAGCCATATACATTGCTGCCATTGTCTGTATGTACTAAGTGGTATGGGTGTTTTTCCTGGCTCTTTATTTTCGTGATTTCTGCTTTCCCTGCACTGGCACTGTATCCTTTCTGCCCAGATGGTGATACATAGTGCATACCGCCATTAAAGGTAACAATATCCCCTGTCCTGTAGCTGTCCTTTATGGTATTTTTATTTTTTGATACATTGTTTTCCTTTGACTCTTTTAACTCCATTGACATGCTGCATGATGAAGCATTATGCTGTACACCGCAGACAATAAAGTAACCTTTTACGCCCCTTGTCTGCACATACACCAAATCACCTTTACGTATATATGGGACATCAGGGCTTTCCACTGTAACTTCCAGTTTTACAGTACCATTTTCATTTAATATTTCCTGTGCAGCTTTTTTAGCATCTTTCAGGGATTCATCAGAACCCCTGTTATAAACCCTCTGCCTTATGCCGTATTTTACCAGGCCGTCAAGGACTGCCACCACTTTTTCTTTCCCTTTATCTCTGGATTTCCCTGTTACTTTCACCCTTGTTACCAGGTTTTCCGTGCTCCTGTCCCTGACAGCAGCATTTATATTGCTGCCTTTAAATACATATATATCCTTGTTGCTGCACTCTGGTATTATGGAAACTTTGCCCTTTTCCATCCGTATTACAGATTTCCTGCCGCCTTTTTTAACTGCATCATCCAGGATGCCAAGCAGTATGTCAGACAGGTATTTATCCTGGTATTTCTTTTTCCCATGCTTTTTATCAGGCCCTTCATACCTGCCAAGCGGGATTTCCCATTTATTTAATACTTTATTTACCCTTGCTTTTGTAGATGTGCCAGAACGGAAGAAAAAACTGTCCTGGCTCTTCTGGAGGTTGTAGAGCATGTCATAGCATACACATTTAAAATCATGTGAACCACTCTGGTTTGCGGGTGTCCATGTTACGACAGTGCCCCTTGCAACTTCTGTATATTTTTTTCTGCCATCCTTTGCATATACAAAAACACTGCACCCTGGTTTTACCAGCTGTGCCAGGTATCCGTCTTTTGTTTCACTGTTACGGCATGTAAAAGTAATGCGCCCTGAAATTTCATTGCGGTTTTCTTCCCATGACAGGTTTTCTGTATACCTGGTAATATTTTTTTTACCATTATTTATGACTGCCACCAGCTTATACTGCAATGTTGCCACATCAACCATAATGCACCCCCTATGGTATTACAAGCTTTGTGCCAGGGAATATCCAGTGCCCTTTGTCAGAATTTTTTAGCCCGTGTTTTTTTGCAGCCTTCTCTATTAATTCTTTGTTACAGTTATATATTTCCCTCCACTGGCTTCCTGTTTTGCCTGCAATCTTAATTAACGTGTCATTCTTTTTTACAATATAATAACTGGAAGCACTGCCATTCTGTCCGCTGTTTTTTTTCTTTGGCCTCGGCTTTGTCTTTTTCCTGCTTCCAGCTTTTGTTTCCTTTGTAGTATAGACTGCCAGGTCACGTGACTTCACAAATGTTATGGAATACTTCACATTCTTGTATGCCCCATATTCGGCAGGGCTGAAAGAGGCAATGGTCACATCAAGGTTAATCCATGTGCCAGAAACAATAAGGTTCAGTTCCGTCCCGTCCTCCATCCAGCCCATAAGTGTTTTTACACAGCTCTTTGGCGGCTGCCAGTGTGATGTCTGTACCAGTGCCTCTTTCCTTTTCGATTTGCCAAAGAACTCGCCATCCCATGATATTTCTGTAACCTCTGTGCCCCTTGGTACTTTTACAGCCCCTTTTGATATGATGTCGAAATTCTGGTATCTCGCAGAGCCCCTGCCACGTATTTCCTCTGGCAGCACTGAAAAAACAAACCTGCTTCCTTTCGCTGGTTTTAAAGTGATTTTCATATCTTATACCCCTTCCAGTGGTGCTGGCATGTTTGAAAAAGCATCCCTTACCTGGTCTGCAATGCCTGATACCACACTGTCTGCCATTTTTCCAACCTGCCTTGCCACAACAGCAGCAATATTTTCTTCACTCTGCCCCTCACTGGCATTGATTTCAATCTGTGGTTCTATTCTGACTTCAATGTTTACCTGCGGGGCTGTCCTGCCTGCAATGCTTCCTTTACCTGCAAATACAGGGACACCCCGTCCTTCCTGTGCATCCCCTGCTGGTATGGCATCACCTGTACCTGGTATTACAAAGCCGCCGTCTGCATGCCTGCTTACACCAAGGGCATTTCCAGCCTGCCTGTACAGTTCCAGAGCCCTCCTGCGCCTTCCTGGTGCTGTAGGTATCACAAATTCGCCGTACCCTTCCTCTGCAAGCCATGAAAGCTGTGGTGCACCGACATAACCGCCTGCTGCATGTTTTGATGGTATGGTTTCTTTTGATGGTGTGCTTTTCCCAGCAGCACCAAGCCCGTTTAAAAACGGGTCAAATTTATATGGCTTTACAATATAATCAGGGTTAATCTGTACAGATGGTGTAAATGGTACTGCTGATGCGGTGGCAACGCTGTTTTCCAAAGCATCCCTTAAAAGACCCGCACCACCTGTTATGCTCTCCTCTGCACCTTTAAGTATGCTGTCCCCTGTACTGTTCCCTGCCTCTTTTATCTTTTCTGAATTTTCTGTGCCAGTCCCTGATACAGCACTTTCCATATACTCTTTGATAAAACCTCTTACTTCTTCTGGGTCCATGTTTTCTTTAAGGGATTCATGTATTCTTTCTGCTATGGCTTTTGCCTGTTTCCTGTAATCCTTTTCATCCCCTGACAACAGGCCTGCTGACGGGTCAAAACTTCCAGATGACAGATATTGTGGGTTTTCAATGCCAAGGACTTTGTTATAATCCTCCATTGAAAATTTAGTAAAATCTATTTTTTCCATTATCTCTTTAACAGAAGGGATAGTGTCCTTAAAGGCATCTGCCATTAGCTCCTTTGCATTGTCTGGCACAGATGCTGCAACTGCCTTTAACATCCCTGCAACTGCTTCACGTGTTTCTCCAGAAGCTTTATCCAGCCCGAACCATTCCACCATATCTGGCATTTCCCATTTTGAAACATCTGGTTCAATTATTAACGCTTCACTTATTGCCCTTTTTAATTTCTTCTGTGTTGTGCCCTTTAAATCTGGAAGTATTCCTTCTAGCTCATCTTTATAACTGTCCACAATAAAGCCCAGCTGGAAATTTTCTGACCTGCTGTTTAACTTCCTGGTTCTCTGATTATACCCTTCCTGCAGCCTGTTGTATTCTTTCCTGTACTGTTTCTTTGACATGCCAGGTTTCATAAGTTCAAGGTTTGCAAGGCTGTCCTGCAATGCATTGTAATAAGAATCTGCTGTGCTCTTTGTATCTGCTGCAAGCTCTGCCTGCATCTCTGCAAATGATGCATAGTCAATTTTACTCCCGCCAAATTTTATCTTTAATGCGTTTAATGATGCTTTGTCCTGTGCATCTGATACCTTCTTTGTTACATTAAGTATTTTTTTCTGCAATTTTGTAACAGTCTTTTGTTCATCTGCATCCATAACCCCGTCTTCAAGTGACTTTGAAATTTTCCTGGAAAGTTTTCTGCCAAGCTTTTCTATCCTGTCCATAAACCCTGTATACATGCCATCAAGCCCATCCGTAATCCCTTTCCCAGACTTGCTGCCAACAAGAAGGTTCACAGACACTGATGCCTGGTAATGCTGGTTTTCAACATAATTTTTTGCATCTTCAATATAACTGTCAATGCTGTTCTTATAACCATCAGTGCTGGCTTCATCCATTTTAATCCCAAGCCCTGCCTTCCAGTTCCATTTTTCCATGTCCCCTGCCCTGTTTTCCAGGGAAGCAAGGGAAGATTCCGTCTTCCTGGCAGCTTCTGAATACTTTTCCAGCCTGTCTGCCTGTTTTGAAAATACTTTGTCTGCTGCAATCTGCTTAATCTCTGATAATGACAGGGAAACATCCCCGAAATGCCCTGCAAGGTTTTTAGCAACACTTTCCTGGTACATCTGCGAAAACTCTTCTGCACTTACAGCAGAATCGTGCATTGCATCATTTAATGATTCTGTCTTGAACTTCAAACCATCAATATTTTGTCCTGTAACCTTTAAAACCTTGTCTGCATTTTCCTGCATTTCTGCTGTTTTCTTTGCCTTTTCTTCGTAATCCTCTTTTATTTTGTTGCCTGCAAACCAGCTTCCGACAGCACCAATGCCTGCACCTATCAAAGCACCTGGGACAGCACCAATGCCAAAAAATGCAGAACCCACTGTTGCGCCAAGCCCTGCACCTGCCAGTGCACCTGCACCAGTGCCAGCAACTTCAACAAATCCTGCTTTTTTATATGCGTCTGCTTTTTCCTCATCATCTGTATTAAACCCTTTGTATATGTCCATGCCGCCATGTACCAGCCCCGCCAGACCAAGCACACCGCCTGCAATGGATGCACCGCCTAAAGCTGCCGCTGTACCGCCAGACATGCTTCCTGCTGTACTCCCAAAATAAAGGCCTGCTTTGGAAGTACCAGACAGCGCATACCCTGCACCTGCCATTTTGCCAAGCAGCCCGCTTCCTGAAACCATTGCATTGCCTGTAGAACCCATTATTTTACTAAACATGGAAATCCCGCCCAGTGCTTCCTGTGCGCCAAACAGCGCCCTGCCTGTCCCTGCAATGCCTGAACCAAGGCTTAGGACTGGTTTTGCCATTTTTGCCAGAAGGGCTGCTGAAAGAAGGGAAGATAAATCTGCCTTTTCACCACCTGGCAGTAATTTCCCTGCATTCTTAACTATGTTGCCTAAACCTTCCCATAATTTGCTGCTGATTTCTTTATAATTAAAGCCTTCTGTAAAACCTTTTGCAAATGATTTCCCAATGGCTGCACCTTCATCCAGTGTGCCTGACACGTCAAAACCTAACAGCGACATTATCCCTGTATGGAGCCCTGAACCAAGCAGGCTGCCAAAATCCCCTGCTATGCCTGCAATCTTTGCTTTTCCTGTGCTGTCCCACCATTCCCCAAACGGCTGTGCAATAAATTCATCCCATGCAATTGAAACTTTTCCCAGGAAATCTGCATCCTGCCATCCATCTGTCAACGAAATTTCTTTAAATTTGTTTTTAAGCTGGCTTATTTTGCTGTCCGCCTTGTCCATAAGGCTGCCCAGTGCCTTTTCAACATCTGGCATTGCTGCAGCAAGCCCGTCTGCAATGCTGCGTACATAAGGGGAGAGCCTTTCACCAAGGGAAAGTTTTACACCATCAAGTGCACTCTGGAATATGGTAATTGAACCTTCAAGGTTATCAAGCATTGTGTCTGCCATCTTTTTGGATGCACCGTCTGCATTGTCTACAGCCTTTGCCAGCTTTTTGTAATCTTTTTCACTGGCATTTACAATTGAAAGCATTCCTGCCATGGCTTCCTTGCCAAATATAGTCCCTGCTGCGGCTGTCTGTTCTGCTTCTGACAGACCGCCGAGGCTTTTGCGCAGGTTGTCCATTACACCCCTGAGTGTTTTTATCTTCCCTGCCTTGTCTGTAAGGCTTATCCCATATTTATCCATTGCAGCTGCCATATTGTCTGTAGGCTTTGCCATATTGACAAGGGATGTTTTTAATGCCGTGCCTGCCATGGAGCTTTTTACACCTGAATTAGCCATAAGCCCGAGTGCAAGTGAAACATCCTCAACACTGTATTTCATTGCACCTGCCACTGATGCCACGTACTTGAAGCTTTCACCCATCATGCTTACATTTGTATTGGCATTGGAGGACGCCTGTGCCAGCACGTCCGCAAAATGCCCTGAATCTGCTGCTGTAAGGTGGAACGCTGACAGTGCATCAGTGATTATGTCACTAGTTGTTGAAAGTTCCTCACCAGATGCGGCAGCAAGGTTTAATATGCCTTCTATGCCGTCAAGCATTTCCTGTGGCTTCCAGCCTGCCATGCCCATATAGGTAAAGGCTTCCGCTGTTTCTGCGGCAGTGAATTTTGTTGATGCACCCATTTCCTTTGCCTTGGCATTTAATTTATCAAACTCTGCACCTGTTGCGCCGCTTATTGCCTGTACCTGTGACATTGTGGACTCAAAGTATTTATAAGTATCTATGGTATCTTTAAGCCCTATGCTGACACCAAGGACTGCACCTGCCTGGAACAGCGGGTTTTTAAGGATATTAATTATGCCCCTTACTGGTGATGTAACCAGGTCAAAAGCACGCAGGGTCACTTTCCATGTTTTGCTGGTTATGTTTTTAAGCTTTATACCCAGTGCAGACAGCACAGGCGTAAGACGCTCCTTTGCTTCCAGGAGTATAGCGTATTTCTGTTTAACCCACTTTGCAAGCCCCCTCTGCGTCTTTTCCTGTGCCTTGTCAAACTTTGTGACGCTCTGCCTTGCCTTGTCCGTTGAATTTCCTGTTTGTATAGCTGCCCTGCGGAGGTTTTCAAGGTTTCTGGCAGCACTCTGCACACCTGCCAGTGTTTCATCTATTGTTTCAATTGGTATCTCAATACGTACAGTTTCAGCTGCCACCAGCGCCATCCCCTTCCATGCTTTCTAAGTAAACTGCCATAGAAGCAAGCATAAAAGCCTGTATGTTTTCTGGCTTTGCATAAAATTCATCTGGTGTTATGCCTGTCTTCTGGAATATAAAATGGAGCAGGCATGTCTTGCCGCCTGCTTTAATCAGTTTTTTATTGTATTTTCCAGCCCGTCTGTGACCTCTTCTAAATTGTCACTGTACCCGCTTATGCTGTCAATGACGTCAATTACCCTGTCCTTTTCACCTGCTATAAGGCAGTATTCAATCATGTCAAGGCCGCTTAAAATCTGCATGCCTTTGTCCCTCAGTGCTTCCCACGCCTCCTTGTTGTCCCAGAGTTTCTTACGGTCTTCTGGCACTGTTGCCCTGTAAATGATTTCTGCCCTGTATTTTACGTTATCTGTATCTTCTGGCATCTTCACGCCAAGGCTTCTGTTCCGCACATATTTAGTATGTTTCTTCTTACAGTCGTTATATTCCCTTTCGGATAAAGGTTTGACTGAAAACCTGAACATAAGCCTTTTTTCTCCCTTTATCTTCCCAGGACGTATAATTTCAATTACCTTTGTCTGGTTTTCATCTTCCGCATAAGATGCAGCATCTATAAGCCCCTGTAAAAAATCTTCTTCTGAAACCCTTAACTGGTTTGTTGTTTCCTCACTTGTAAAAACTTCATCCTTAACATATTGTCCTGCGCCTGCATCTGTTGTACTGCCTGTCCCTATAGTTACACCCTTTTTTCCTGTGCCTGTCTGTGCCATTCTGTTTACCTCCATTTAAAAATAACCAGGAAGGGGAACCCTGCCTGGTTTTAAATACTGCTGTTAATAAAAATATGTTACCTGTCAACTGAAAGCAGGCTTGTAAGTTTTGGCGGCCTGTTTGCAAAGAAGTTCCAGTTACGTTTTATTACGTCACCAACCGCTATGTTCTGTATGTCTATCTGCCCCGATGGTACACATTCATAATACGTGACACGTTCTTCTGAACCATTCCTTCCAAGAAGTGAACCCTGGAAATTCCATGACGGCATTGTCTGGTTTTCCAGTGCCTCCATTATTTCCTCAAAGAAAGCATCATCCTCAACTACTATCTGTGACATTGTAAGGTTTACAGAATATGTGTTTGCTGTTTCATGTTCCTGTGCATCACCAAGGACAGAATATTTTGCATTGTTATAAGTCACATTTGATGTAAAGGATTCAACCGTTGCCAGGAGAACCCCGTCACCAGAATAAAAAACACCATCCTTGCCTGTCCTGCCGTGCCTTGCGTCACCAGCTGCCTGTGGGTTTCTCATGTTTTACACCATCCTTCCTGCCATTTATATCATTCCCTTGTGCTGAACTGGAAACCAAATGACGTGTATATATGCTCTGCGGAATCCTTGTCCACAACATCTATATCAAACCATGCAGAATCCCCATCAGCTGGGTAATCCTTGTTTTCTGTTACATTGTATGAAATTATCTTTTGTTCCTTTACCATCATGTAGCACACATCTGTAAGCTGCCCTGTAATCGTAAGACGCCCGTTTGTGTCATTGTCCACCTTGCCAACAAGGTTGTCTGTGACTTCATTGCAGCGCCTTAAAAGTTCAAACCTGGTCTTTACCCTGCGGATTTTCTTCCAGCCCCTGTCCTTATTGTCTGGCGGCGTAATTAATGTATTTATTGCATTGTCAATCCACACCTGGTCTTTTGTATTCATTGAGAATACAATGCATCCCATTGTTTCTGCCTTTGTCATCTGGGAAGGCGTAAGGCGTTCAAGAATATCTGTAAATTCAGTCACAACAGTATGTGTAAGTGATGAATTTGAAGGCACTGCGCCCACCATCCCTGCTATCCTTGCTGCTGTCTGGTACCCGTCTATGTCCCCGTATGATGTTTCCATATGTGCATTAAGCACATAATTCATTTTTTCATCATTATAAGCTGCTGCACGTTTCTGCCTTGTTTCCAGGGGTACAGAATTTTTCTCTGCTATGACTGCCTGCGCCAGTGAACCATTGTCAAATATGCGGTTTATAAACGAATAAAGAAGTGAGTGGACTGCTGTGTCTTCTGTATCAACACATATGGTATTGAATATATATGGTTCTGCCAGTGCAAATGCAGCTGAGTAGTCATTTACTGTTATGTCTGGGTCTTCCCCGCCTTCAAAACTTTCCTGTGAAACATCTGCAAGCACTGCATTTTCTTTTCCTTCTGCTGTTTCTGCTGCAAAATTAGAAGAAATATTTACTGCCCCTGCAAGGGCCGCTGCCTCCCCCTCACCTGCTGGGAACTGGTATCTTTCAAATACAGATGTGCCAGTGTATATAATGCACTCTTTTACTGATGTATCTGTAACCTTTTCCCTTACTGTGACAGAAAAGGCTTTTGAACCAGGCTGCTTTGTGCTGATTGTAACCACCTCTTCATCTTCTGCATTTTTAAGCTTTACAGATGCAAGCGAGCCACCGTCACCAAGGCGTACCGCAATTACTGTATTTGCACCGCCTTTAAATACTTCTTTTATTGCATCCGTTGTACCTCCTGTGCCATATGTGCTTTCATAGCCTTCATCCCTGCCCAGGACAGATGCTTTCCCTAACGGCCCGAAATCAGAGCGGAATATGACAGCCGTCACACCGTTTACTATTTCTGGTGTGGCATCATCACCATTCTTTTTTATACGGAAATAACTCCCTGGCCTTATTTTTTCTTCACCAAGAATAAAAGTCCCTGCCATGCCCTTTAAACCTTCCTTCCTAAAAAGTCCTGTACTATGCCTTTTGCTTCTGCTTTAGTACATGCTGTAATGTTTTCCTCCCTTAGTGCTGCCGCCACAATGTCTGGTGATGTGTTAAAGACAGACTGTGCCGCTGCCACAAACTCACTGGCTGTATAAACTGCTTCTTTGCACTTTGCTTTATTTTTTGCTTTCCTTGTATTTGTACACTGTGGCTGTACTTCTTTACTGTCTTGTTTTTCCTCTTTGCTGTTTTCTGTCCCTTTAGCATCTTTCTGTGCTGCTGCCATATGGAAAACCTCCTTTTTTTCAATGTTTACAAAAGCATCTGTTAAACGGTGTCCTGCCGCGCGGTATCTTAAAATTCCGTAATGCCCCGTTACAAAAACCTGGCCGTCTTCCAGGTAGTCTGATTTGTAATCTGCCTGGAGGCGGCTTATGCGCATGGGCGAACCATCCAGCATAACGACCTCACCGTCCAGTGACAGGCTGTTTGAAATACCTGCCGCAGTTTTCATCCTTATGCTGCTGTCAGGGCATATTATATGAACGGCTATTCTGCCATCCATCCATGCAACTGTATTCGTTTCCCTGGATTTCTCTGCTGATACAAGGCGGCAGTATATTACCGGTTTATTTGCAGATGCCTCCGTTATTTCTTCCATCCTGTCATGCTCCATTACTGTGCACCCGGGGCATAACTTTTTAATATAGCTGTTTAATGCCATTACAGGGTCAGGGTCTGATGTTTCCTGTGAAGGGTACTGCAGTATATCGAACCGTATTTCACTTCCTGTTACCACATCCCCTTTTTTCCCCTCTATAGTAAATGCATCTGTCCTTGCCCATGCAAAACAGTAGGGTGTGCCACCTTGCGGCTTTAACACCACATCACGCAGGCAGTCCCTTACAAGCGGTTCTATTGCTTCTGGCATTATATCCGCTGTATTCTGGCATAACAGGGAAACTTCCAGTACCCCTGCACTGTGCCTCTCCTGGTTCGCCTGCATGTCAAAGTTAAAAACCACCCTTGGGTACTGTGTGCTGCCTTCCCATCCTTCCTGGCTGGCATCTGGAGGTTCCGGGGTAAAAACAGCAGGCGCACTGTTATATACTGCCAGATGCCGTGCAAGCTTTTCTGAACCTGCAAGCCTTTTATATATAAGTTCTTCAAGTATCATTATCCCCTGTTTCCCCTTCCTGCCCCTGCTGGCTGTTATCTGGTACAGCACCATACACCTGCACTTCTGACAGGCCATAAGACCACCTTATTTCCCACTGTCCTTCCACCACTTCCTGTACAGGTATTATAAAGTGGTTTGTTATATTGCCAATACCAGGGTGGTACTGCACAACAAGCTGTGTTTCTGTTGCTGATGTGACAAAACCTGCCTTCCCTGCATCCCAAGTACAGTGCCTGCCCCATAACAGGCATCCCCTGCTTATCTGTGACAGGTCAAAGGTTTTTACTGGTTTTTCAATTACAAGTGCCATTTACTGCCACACCCCCATTATTATGTAAAAGGCCTGTTATAAATCCTTTCAATTTCTGGCAGTGCCTTTTCTTTAATTTTCTCTATAAACGGTCTTTTTTCCATGCCTTTGCCTTCCTCCAGGTAATACGCATACTTTTCACCGCTTTCCAGTTCCGCCAGCACTTCAATGCCCCCGTCTGGCTTGTTTCTGCTCTCCACATCACCACTCCAGTGCAGGCGCAGGTTTCCAGAACGCCTTGCTGGTGCTTCACCTGGTGCAGACGCCCTGTACAGCTGCCCGCCCCGGAGTTTATGCCCGTACTCCCTGCTTAATTCCTTTGTTGCCTTTGTTGCTTTCCCATGTGTATATGGTTTTTTATACACTTTCCCGCTCCTCTGTCCCCTGAGCACTTCAAGTTCTGCATTCCTCAAAGCATTTACTGCCCTTGTACCCCTGGACAAAGCCTGGTGGTTAATATCCGCTGTCATTTCTGAAACTTTCACAGCTACAGCTTTGCCAGCAGAGTTTATGGCATCTGTTTCTGTCCACAGTTTCACCTGGCATCCCGCCTTTCTTCGGCATAATATACTGTTGATACTCCAAGCCCTCCACAACTGTTAATATCAACAATGTAAAATACACGCTCCCCAAGCACAAGCCTGTCTGTACGCTTTGCCAGCGGTTTCCCAGCCTGTACAATGGCATGGGTAACAATATGTTCTTTCTGGCTGTGGTTTTCCCTGTCCTCCGCAGAAGCTTCCGAAAGGCAGCCTTTTAATGTCTTTGTACCATTGCCATAATAGCTGCCAGCAACCCTCCCTGTGCTGGTAACAACCTGCCTGCTGTCCTCTATAACAAATTCCTTGAACAGGTTTCCTGGCCTCAGGTACATCATTTTTGCGTTTTTCATATGCTGCCTGTCCTTCCATTATGCTGCATCCCTGCATAAAAATAAGGCGGCCTGCTGCCTGCCCCGTTCCCAGTGCCAGGTATGCTGCATGGACCAGCAGACACTTCTTTTTTCAGGCTTTCATAATCTGCACGCCACAGCTTTGCCCTTTCCTTCATATACAGCCATAACGGGCCTGTCTTTGTATCAACTTCGTAAGCAAAACGGCGGCACAGGCTTTCCAGGAGTGCAAGCTTTGCCTTTTTCCATCTGCCAGGGTACATTTCTATTGCTGCCTGTATCTCCTCATCTGAAAGTGCCGTGGTGTCCGCCTGCCCTTCTGCCATTGTGTCGCCAAGCTCGAACCTCATGCGGTCTTTGCCTGCTTCACTGATATTTTCTGGGTTATATGTGTATGCCATCAGGCACCATCCCCCTCTGCACTGCTTCCTGCTGTGCCTGTACCTGCACCAGTGACATCTGTATGCAGTAATTTAACTGCCTGTTCCTTTGCCGCATTTTTAACTGTCTTACGGCTGTCTGCTGCATGGAGGAGCACAAGCACATTGTCACTTGTAACGCCTGCTATTTCCTTCACACCATCCTCTGCGTTCATCTGCATGATGGAAAATACCTTCTGGATTTCCTCCTGGGTGGCTGGTATTACTGTGGCCTGTGCATTATCCCCGTCTGCTGTCCCCTCTATGGAAATCTGGACTGTCCCTTCATAAGCCCCTGGTACTGTTTCACGTAGTTCTGCTGCATACCCCTGTAATTCCTGCTGTTTCTGTTCCATTTCCATAACAGTATTATTTACTGCTTCCTCAATGGCTTCTGCAACAATCTGGTCAACTTCTTCCTTTGTATACAGGGTAACTGCCCCACTGTGTGGCATGGCTGTCCCGCTGCTGCATGGCAGGGGCTGTGTATTCCTGATTACTGATATATACCTGCTGTTTTCCAGCTTGCCAGCACGGCTGTCTAAAACAACACCATCTGGTATGATATCCCCTGGGTTATATGTACTGCCGCCTAATACAAGCTGCCTTTCACATAAATACTGCATGCTGCTTCCCTCCTTATACACATTTCTTCATGTAACAGGCTAAATCATCACATGTTTTTTCCATATCTGTACAAAGAAGCCCTTCCATAAATTCAGAATGTGTGCCGCCTTCACCTTCAAATGTATCAATTGCAATATAATTCCTGTTGCCAAGCATGTCCCATGTGAATATATAGCCAGCAGACGGTTCATCCAGTGCAGGGCTGTCTGTAGTATATGTAAGGAGCGCCCCGTCTGGCTCACATACGAAATCCATGTCATCCTCCTGCCCCCTGCCTGCTTTATTGTATGTGGCATCAAGGACTTTTACCTGCTCAAAACCAAACAGTTCCGCAAGGACATGTTCATTCACCTTTGCAGGGTTTGCTGTGCTTCCTGTATACTTTACACGTTCTAAAAGGTCAGGATGCTCCTTTAAGGCATTAAATGTATCATAACCAAGTGTAAGCTTGTTTGGCGTCCTCCTGCCTCCCAGCCGTATTTCCCTTGCCCTTGCATCAAAAAATTTCACAGGGTCAGAATTTGCATCAGAAAACTTTATGAACTGGCTTCCCGAAAGTGTTGTGCCTGATGTGACACCTTCAAACTCATTCCCCCATACACCGCTTTTGAAAAATTTTTCTGCAAACAGCAGGTCAAGGTGGAGCATCTGCTGGTCTGTCACAAAACGGTTCTTCGCACGCCTCGGGTCAACTGACGCTGGCACGCCTGCCCTCTGGTAATCCAGTGCCCCTATCTGGTCAATGCCGACTATCACCTGGTCTACTTCACACTTGTATGTTGCATCTGTATGCCCCATCTGTGCTGGCTGCACCTTGCCAAACTTTGGCTTCCTTGCCACATTGTCCCTGGCAAGGTCACCTTTATTGTATACATAATAATACCCTGTAGAAAAATCTACAGGACACATTGGGAAAATACTGGATGCCACATAACCACTGTTCCCTGAAAAAAATGCCATGCTCATGTTAGAAAGATAACGGTTAGGCTTCCACCCTTTTGCAATACGTGCCTGTATCTCTGCTGCGCTGTTTACTTCCCTTGACATTGTATGTACCTCCTTTTAACCTGCTGTAGCTGCTTTATAACCTGATTTTGTAACCTGCACTGTTACCCATGTGCCTGCCTTGTCTGCACTGCTTAATGCCATGCCTGCAATAAAATCCCCTGCTTTTGCAGGCACTGCCCTGCCTTCTGCATCAGATGCAAGTTCATCACCTGCCTGGATTCCACCGCCTGCCACCCACTCACCAATGTCTTTGACCTGGACAGTGATGTCTTCCCCTGCCTTTACATCTGTATCTGTTTCCACAATGGAAATGCCAAGGACAGTTTTGCCTGCTCCTGCTTTAACAAGTGCACCATCTTTAAGTGACAACGCCACTGCCCTTGCATTTTCTATCCCTGTACCTGCTTTGAATACAACAACAGGGCTGCTGTTTATGCTGCTCCCGAAATAATCTGCCATGCTGCTGCCCCTCCTATTCTTCTTTTTCACATTCTGCTGCAAGCCCCGGGTCTGAAACAAAGACTGAATCCAGTGCCTGCTGCATTGTCATGCCTGTTTTTGACTTCATAAGTTCCACTGCCTGTGCTTCTGCCCTTGCCCATGCACCGCCGCTTCCGCTGCCTGCGCCGCCAGATTTCCCAATCTCTGCAAACACACCCGATTTCTCTATGGCATCCACAGTCTGGTCAAGCATTGCAACCATGTCATTATATGCACTGCCGCCTGCCGCTTTCAGTTCTTTTAAAACAGGCACAAGCTCATCTGGTTTTTTTCCAATGATTTCGTACTTTTTTGCAACAGCCTGTAACTCTTTTTCTTCCACTGCCTCACGGAACTTTTTAAGTTCTTCTATTTCTGCCCTTACTGCCGGGTGCAGCCCCTTGTATACATCACCACTGCCACCCTGTGGCTCTTCCTGTACTGGCGGTGTCTGCACTGTGCCTGCTGCTTCTGGCATCCCTGTGCCTGTACTGCTGCCTTGTGACTTTGCCACACCAGGTTTCCCTGCACCTGTGGCATCTGGCTGCTGCCCGCCTGTCCCTTCATCTGCATGGCTCTGGCTGTCTGCCCCTGCTTTCCCACAGCGTTTCTCAATAGAATTAAGAAATGCCAGTTCAGCAGGTGTTAATTTACTCTTGTCAATTTCCATTGCTGTTTCCCCTTCCATTACTGTACTGCCTGTTGTCCCTGCTGCTGCCACTGGGGCAGCATTGTCTGTAGTTTCTTTCTTTGCAATGCCGCTGGTATTCCCAGAAGACCACCTGGAAACCGCTTCCCCTGCCACTTCCATAAACTCGCCAAGGCTTTCCTGCATTGCTGCCTCTGCACCTGCACTGTCAAGTTCACTGTCATTTAATATTGAACAAAGAGAAGACTGCAGCGCATAACATAAATCCCATATTTCATCTGCAATTTTCCTGTTCTTTGCTTCATCCAGCCTTTCATTGAAACTGTATGAACCGCTTTTCTGTATCTCGCTGGCTGCACTGTCAATTTCATCCTGCCCCATGCCAGCTGCCTTCCCTATAAAGCCAAGCAGCTTTTTTAACGGGCTGCCCTGCCCTTCGCCAGTGCTGTCCACTTCCTGCTGCCCTCCGCTGTCTTTCCTTTTAAACAGGCGGATATGTGCGCCAGGGTTAGCACCTTCATCTACAAAGTCCACTTTAGTTACTTCCAGGTTTTTAAGCTTTGCTGCCATCCTGTTCCCCTTTCCTGTATTATATAACGGATTCCTGGTTACATCCCTGAAAAACCATAACAAAAAAGCCAGGGCAGCTGTTTCCAATACACAGAACAATATTTCAATAACCACCAGAATATTATGTACTGTTTCCATCTTCCACCTCCACCCTCTCTGCTGTGCCTTCAATAGAAAACATACTGTATGTCCCATCCTTAACCTTTTCCCATACATCTTCATCAGTAACTTTAAAGCCAATCCACCAGCCCGTTGGCAGGATGCCTTCTGGAATACCCATTGCTTTTGCTTTTTCTTCTGTGAAGACAACGCTTTCCACCAGGACAGCAGCACCGCCCCTTTCGTGCATTTCCCCGCCTTCCCGATAAAGCTCAACAAACCCATAGGCAGCATTTTCCAGTTCGGCAGGCTCTATGATATCCTCCTGCCAGTCTTCTACAACTTCACCGTTGCTTTTTATGGCTATGCTCGCCCATCCAAATGCCAGGTGTCTCCCTTTATCAGACTTTGTTATGGAAAATTTTCCTTCCACTATATCCCCAGGGCTTGCCTTGTTTTTTTCTGGCAGCCATTCCTGCCTGTTTTTAACTATTAAATCAGAAAATTTTTTCATGCTGTATGCCTCCATCAAAAAAAGACACCTTGTACAAGATGTCCTTTAACCTCTTAAATTTATTTTTCTTCATAATACTTGCATTGTCCGTCCTTTACTGTCCATATTTCCTTTGGTACAATCTCATATACACTGCAGGAGTCTGAATATATGTCACCACCTTTCTTTTTACATCTGGCACATATACAGTTCCTGCAACGTAACAGCCCGTCACAAACCATGCCTACAGATTCCCCATACCCTAATGGATAGAATTTTCTCTTTTCACTTTCAGGTTTATCACTGTCATAAAATTCATTTATAGCATCAAGTATACTGAACCATTCTTCTGGATTGCCGCCTTTTTTTTGTTTCTGTTTTATCCAGTCTATTATTTCCTGTGCTTCCATGCTGCCCCTCCTAATACAAAGAATCTAACAGGTTTGTAAGTCCTATGTAATCTGCAACTGTAATTTTTGTATTTTCCCTTATTGTAGCATACAGTTTTTCAGAAATCCAGTCCATACGCCCTGGAAGGGGGACTTCTATTAATGCCTTTGCAAAATCCAGGTCTGTCCCAAAGCTGTCTAAATACCCTCTTATTTTTCTTAAAATGTCCACGTTTTCATCATAAACAGAGTCAATAACCTCAATGCCTTCTGCCATACAGATTTCCATTGCCATATACTGTACAGAAGCCTCCTCAATACGCTGGAACTGGCTGTATACATTTACCCCGTAATAGCTGGCTGACCTTGCATGGAGCTGTTCATGCATTATAATTGCAGGGGCTGTTTCATGCCCTGTAACAATGTCACAGTCCCACAGTTTCCCATATTTTACAATATGCCCTGTGCCATCATCAACCCCGCTGTCTGTGATAACCATATTGCCGCTCCATTTGCTTGGTGTGCTTACATACCTGGAAATAATTGTTTCTGTCTGCCCTGCAATGTTATTTATTTCTTCATCACTGTACTCCCTGAAAGAATTGTTTTGTGTAACAGCAATATCCATGCCTGGGATATCTGTATGTACTGGCGGGCTGGTTTCAATATACTGTACCCCGCATGCGCACCTTGGATGTGCTGGCGGTAAAAGATGCTGCCCCTTAAAAAGTATTCTACCCCCTATATTAAAATTTTCATCCATATCCAGTTCAGTCCCGTCAAGCGAATTACAAAGTGTACATACAGCATCATCACCAGATGTACACCAGCGCTTTTTTACAGGCCCTAACAAATCCTGTGACTGTGCCTGCCTCACCCCTTCATCTGCACCCCTGTTATATGCAAAAGCACATTCTGTCTGTGCAATTGTAAACGCCCTGTACCTGTGTTTCCTTTCTGCATACTTCTGTGTTGCATCAAGGGCTTTCCTTTTTATACTTTCTGGTTTCATGCGTGGATGCTCTTTCTTCATGTTCCCCACGATATTGTCATAAAACCTTGCTGCTGCCTTTGCATCACCTGCCGTAAGACCGATACATGGGCGGATAAGCCTGGCAAGTTCACCAGCCGTATGCCCGTCACGCATTTTCTTTGACAGCAGTGCGGCAATGGCATCTTTCTGCTCCTGTGTGCTGGATGTAATAAATTCTGCCCCACGCTGGCTTATCCATCCAGCTATCCCAGGTTCCTGCAGGCTGAATTTAAAACCAGTGCCATCAAGAAGTGGCTGCCCCTTTGCACCTGCTGCAGCAGCATCCG